ACTAGAGGAATAAAACAATGGCTTTAACAAAAGTAAGCAGAGAGTTGCTGAATACAAGCATTGTTGACAACGGCAACGCCACTGCAATTACTATTGATTCTTCAGAGAACGTAGGCATAGGGACTACATCGCCATCCAAAACATTGGTTATTAATGAAAATGACTCGGAATGTGTTGCTATTATAAAATCAAGTGACACTGGAACAGCAGGGTTATTTCTAGGTGGCCAAACAGATGAAATAAAAGGCGGCATTGTTTTTAATAACTCTGATAACTCGTTGCAGCTACGAGGTCACAACAACGCAGAACGCATGCGCATAGACTCATCAGGGAATGTGGGCATAGGTACTGCATCGCCATCTTCTTTCGCTGGAAACTGCACACTTGCTCTAAATAAATCTGGAGGGGCAAGGCTGGGACTAAATGGTTCAAGTAGATTCTTTTACATGGGTTGCGATAGCGGGTCAGACCGCTTGGAGATTGGACGTAGGATTAGTAGCAACACGACAGACAGTCCTGATTTTGTTTTAAACGGCTCTGGCAAAGTAGGCATAGCGACTACATCGCCTGAGTATAATTTAGATGTTACTGCTGCTGATAATGTAACAACAACAACTGCACTTTCTGTTCAAAACGCATCAAGAAATTATGGGCTTGGGCTTGGCGCATATACCTTAACCAATAGAAATATTGGTGGCACTGCAACCACTGTTGATTATACGTTTGATATTGGCCGCCATGCTATCTTTAAAACAAGTAACGCAGAACGCATGCGCATAGACTCCTCTGGCAACCTGTTGGTGGGTACTACTACTACTGGAGCTACTGGTGGCCTTGCCTTAGTCCCCTCAGCGTCTGCTGGAGGAGGGCTGATAAGGTGGAACAGAGCTAATACGACAGGTACTACTTACGCCACTCAGTTTCAAAACGCAGGAAGCACTGTTGGTCAAATTTACTACACAAACACCACAACATCCTACGCCACCTCATCAGACCAACGCCTCAAGGAAAACATTGCAGACGCTGATGACGCAGGTAGCAAGATAGACGCTATCCAAGTACGCAAGTATGACTGGAAAGCTGACGGCTCTCACCAAGACTACGGCATGATTGCACAAGAGCTTGTCGAGGTTGCACCAGAGGCTGTGTCAGTGCCAGAAGACTCAGAAGAAATGATGGGTGTGGACTACTCAAAACTAGTACCAATGCTTATAAAAGAAATACAATCATTACGCAACCGTGTTGCACAACTAGAGGAATAAAACAATGGCAGTAACTTGGACAATCTCAACCCTAGAACGCAACACTGATGATGGTGTTGTTGTAGCACACTGGCGAGCCTCAGACGTTGATGGCGAACACTCAGGCAGCAGCTATGGCGCTTGCGGCTTTACCCCTGACGCAGATGCTGATGGCTACACAGCCTACGCTGACATCACAGAGACTCAGGTTATCGGGTGGGTAAAGGCTGATGTTGACGCTGACGCTGTAGAGGCAAGCATTGCAGCACAGATTGCAGACAGCAAAGCACCAGCGATTACTGCTGGAGTGCCTTGGTAATGATCGACCCGATCACAGCAATGTCGGTAGCCGTCAATGCGTTTGGTACTATCAAGCGTATGGTAGCTGCTGGCAAAGAAGTAGAGGATACCCTGTCACAGATTGGGCGATTCTATGGTGCTGTGAGTGACCTGTCAGAGCATAGGCGACGGGCTGATAACCCTCCCCTGTTTAAGAAGATCATTGCCGCAAAGTCTGTTAATCAAGAGGCGATGGAGACATACGCGAGGACTAAGCGTACACAGCAAATGGAACGCGAACTGAGGGAACTCTTGATGTACCAGTACGGCAAGGATGGCTATCAGGAACTTGTTGATCTACGCAGGTCTATCGCTGCCCAGAGAGAAAAGACTATCTACCTACAAGAAAGAAAGCGCAAGGCGTTATTCTGGAACAGTATCCAGATCACTGGGATAGCTGTACTTGGCTATGCCGTTTACTTTGTATTCGCACTAATATTAGGAGCCATGAATGGCAACGGTTAAGGAAGCACTTCTAAAGCTAGAGGCTCACGAACGCGAGTGCGCAGTAAGAATGCAGGCTATCGAGGAAAAGTTTGAGCGTATAGAAAAACGACTCGACGACGGCTCTGCTAAGTTTGACCGTTTTGATTTGGTGGCTAGAGGCATGTATGTACTTATTATTGGCCTGTATTGTATGGAGAAAATATACTAATGCTGAAGCTATTGATTGGGCCTATTGCAGATCTTGCTGGCGGCTTTTTAAAGAACAAGGCCGAGCAGTCTAAGGCCAAGCACGAAGCCAAGATGAACGTCATCCAGAATGATTCTGACTGGGAGGCCAAGATGGCTGATGCTTCTGGCAATAGTTGGAAGGACGAGTTTTGGACTATTGTATTGGCAGTGCCCATCTTCATGGTTGGGTATGCCATAGTGGTAAATGATATGTCGGTAATACATAGAGTTGAGCAAGCGTTTGCTGCACTGAATGATTTACCAGAATGGTATCAATACCTTTTGTTTGTGGCGATTAGTGCCAGCTTTGGTATTAAGGGTGCAAGCAAACTAATGAACATGAGGAAGTAAGAATGCCGCTTATTAGCCTACAGATCCCGGCAGGCGTTTATCGTCACGGCACTGACCTAGAGTCTGCTAATCGCTGGCGTGATGCTAACTTTATACGCTGGGAAAATAACGCTATCCGTCCTATTGGTGGGTGGCAGAAACGACAGAACATTGTCAACAGCGCGAGCCCGACAGATATTACTCTGGGCGCTCCTGCGCGTGGTGCAACAGCGTGGATTGATAACAGCGCTAACCCTCACATTGCGGCAGGCACCTACAACAAGCTCTGGCACATATCCGGTGTGGGCGTAGCAACAGACATCACGCCAGTGGGCTACACCATTGGCACCATTGACTCTGAGCCAAACATTGGCTTTGGCGGATACTACTTTGGCCTTGGATTATTTGGTGTGGAACGTCCCAGCAACAGTATTGGGGTAGAGGCTACAACGTGGTCTGTAGACAACTGGGGCGAGTACCTAGTGGCTTGCGCTAACAGTGACGGCAAGATCTACCAGTGGACACTAAACCCGTCAAATAAGGCTGCAGTGCTTTCTAACGCGCCCACCGGGAACAACGGAATTATTGTTACAGAGGACCGCTTCTTGTTTGCATTAGCTGCAGGAGGCAATCCTCGGAAGGTGCAGTGGTGTGACCGGGAGGATAATAACGACTGGACCCCTACAGCATTAAATCAGGCTGGTGACCTAGAGCTGCAGACCTCTGGAGAGATACAGCTAGGCATTAATACTCGCGGCAGGACGCTGATCCTGACCACTACAGACGCACATGTGGCTGCATACAGCGGCCCTCCGGTGGTTTACGGTTTTGAGCGTGTAGGTACAGCCTGTGGAGCTATCTCCCGGCGTTGCGCTATTGCTATTGACGAGGGCGCCTTCTGGATGGGCTACAACGGGTTTTTCGCCTACAACGGCTCTGCAGTTGTCGAGATGCCCTGTGATGTGCATGACTATGTATTTAAGGACATAAACAAGGCGGAGCAGTCTAAAGTGACCTGTGTCGATAATAGCCAGTTTAACGAGTTGTGGTGGTTCTATCCCAGCGGTGGGTCAAACGAGAATGACCGCTATGTGATTTACGACTACAAAGAGCAGCACTGGAACATCGGTACGCTATCCCGTACATCTGCAATTGATCTTGGCGTGTTTACTAACCCTATCTGGTTTGCTCCAAATGGTGACGTTTACAATCAAGAAATAAACTATGATCACGACTCTACTTTGCCGTTTGTTGAGAGTGGACCAGTTTCTATTGGCAATGGCGAACAGATAATGAAGGTCAACGAGATTATCCCGGATGAAAGCAATCTGGGTGACATTAGCCTAACTTTTAAAACCAGATTCTATCCAACCTCGGAGGAGTTTAGCTATGGTCCGTTTACCATGTTAAATCCAACAGGGGTCCGGTTCCAAGGTAGGCAGGTCAGGATGAGAATTACTGGCGTAGAGCTCAACGACTGGAAAGCCGGAACCATGCGAATCAATGTCACCCCCGGTGGAGAAAGATGAGTCTGTCTGAAAGACCACCCGCAGCGGGTAGGACTGAGTATCGAAGATGGGCTGAGAGGCTCAATGACTTTTTAGTGCGCACAAAGTCAAAGCTGGCGTTTTATGTGGCTGGTGATTCTGCAGATGAAGATGGCGTGCTGCTCTGGGATAGGACAGGTTACCCGGTCATCTCCAAAGACAACCAGTGGAGACAGATTGTCCTAGCTGACGGGTATGGAGAGATAGCCTGCACCACCAGCCAAGTTGCTACCGCTGCCAACACTGCGTACCAGATACCATTTAACTCCAGCGCCACCAATGGAGGCATCTCTGTTAACGCATCCGATAACACCCGGATAGACTTTGTTGAGGCTGGGGTGTACAGCATTACCGGGCACATACAGCTAAAGAGTAGCAGCGCAGCCAGCAAAACAGCGTACTACTGGCTATCCGTAAATGGCAGCAACGTAGACCATTCTGAGCGCCTGACAATGCACAACAATAACGCATTTGCCCTGCTTGCCGTAACAGACCAGATAAGCTTGAACGCAGGCGATTACATACAGTTTAACTACGCGGTGGATGACGTTGCCCTTTGGCTCGATGCTTCTGCTGCAACTGCCTTTGCGCCAGCGTCTGAGGCGGCAAGAATCAGTATCACGCGCTCACGCCAATAATGGTATAATCAGCCCATATAAGACACAGGATTAAAGAATGGCCGCAAGTATCAATGAGGAGCTGGAACGCTGTAAGGATTGGATTGAGGCCGCCCTAGAGTATTCTGGAGGCACACATGAGTGGAGCGACATTGTTGAAGGCATCCACTCCCTGAGATACCAGTTTTGGCCTGCTGAAAAAGGCTGCGCAGTTACAGAAATTATTATGTTCCCGAAGAAAAAGATATTTCATGTTTTTTTGGCCGGGGGTGAGATGGATCAGATTGTAGATATGAATGACTCAGCAGCGCAATTTGCAAAAGCGCAGGGCTGTGACGGAATGTCGATAGCTGGCCGCAAAGGCTGGTCTAGGGTCCTAAAAAACGAAGGGTGGACTGAGTCGTTCACCACATTAGCTAAGGAGCTATAAGATGAGTGGCGGCAAAGGCGGAAGCCAAACAACAGAAGCAAAAATTCCAGATTGGGCAAAAGAGCCCACCATCCGAAACCTAGCGCGTGCAGAGGCTGCTCAGCAGATTGGCTATCAGCCATACATGGGTCCAGACCTTGCAGCATTTAACCCCACACAGCAGGCTGCCATGCAGAGCAATATTGATGCTGCTAACGCATTTGGCTTAAACGCCCCGGCTTCTGTCATGGAGGGTATGCCAACACCGCAAGACTTTGGTGGTGGTGTGATGGGATATTCGGCATTTCCAATATTTGAACAGGCTCAGCAAGAGCTGGCGGCACGCAATCCACAACAGCAGGCGGCATACGATGCACTGTTTGGTGGTGGGGCTCCTGCACCTTACAAGCCAACACCTAATCGTGGGAGGTACCGCTAATGGCTAATCCAGCAACAGGCGGAGCTCCCGCTACTCCTAACATCAATCAAATGGCCATGCAGGGCATTCAGGGTGGTATGGCAGGCACAGCAGCGGCAGGCATGTATGAGCCAATGCAGGTACAGGCTGGCCAACTGGCAAGCACTGATTTATCCGCTTACGAAAACCCGTACACTCAATCTGTTGTAGATGCACAGGCTGCAGACGTTATGCGCACTGCGCAAATGGGCCTGAATGAGCTAGGCTCGCAAATGAGCGCGGCTGGTGGCTTTGGCGGATCTCGTCACGGAGTCGCTATGGGTGAGCTGGGCAGAGGAGCATTGTCTACTGTTGGGCAGCAATCTGCAGCACTTAGGCAGGCAGGCTTCCAGAACGCACAGCAAATGGCTCAGCAGGACATTGCCAACACCATGAGGGCTGATCTAGCCAATCAAGGTGCAGGGCAGCAGCAGGCCGCTATGGGCCTACAGGCAGCAAACCAGTTTGCCAACATTGGCAACCTTGGGTTTGGCATGGGTCAAACTGTACAGCAGAACCTGCAGAATCAGGGCAACGTACAGCAG